TAACTCCTGTCTGTATGTTTTCATGTCATCCGACATAGTAACATCAGATAAAGCATAAAAGTCAGTCTCAGCTAATAGTTGATTTCTTCTAGATCTAAGATTAGCCTGTGCTCTTCCTAAAGCACCAGCTTCCCAAGCAGCCTCTTCGGCATCTCTAGCAGCCTCTTCCTCAGCTGTGAACTGTACTCTCTCACCATTTATATTATGATATCTTGGCATTGTTTCTCCTTTGTTTTTATTTATCATGATTAATTAATTCCGTAAAGGCAAATATCTCCAGCATCTATGTTACCAGATGACATTGTAAATTGCACTGCATCAACCGCACTTGTTGTATTTCCATAACCCCCAACAAACCAATCATAGTTATAATTTACTGATGATCTGTAAACATGACTTCTTGATATAAAATGTTTGACAAAAGTTGTAGAACTTGGATTAAATAAATGTAAATACCCAGAAGCACTTGCATCATTATCAGTTCCTATTAATCCAGATATATGTTGAACTGCAGTTGATTGTGCTAAATCCTCTGCTCCTGCGTACTGCACTCCAGCATCTCCACCGCTCTCTGCATGATAACCAAAAAAAGTGCTTGTAGTTTTAGTCACATTATAATTAGAACCTGAGTCTGCACTCATGTTAAAACTTAAATTTGTATTATTAGTTGCTGGATGTATATTTTTAAAAGTAAATAAATATTCTTTATAGGTATTATCTAATACTACATCACTAGAGCCATCAACAAAAGATAAAGTTGCAGAACTAGAAGCTGTTAGCTTTTTAATAAAAGTCATAGAGCCACTACTAAGACTACCAAATGCGGTTACTGATCTGACTCCCCTATTATTTAGTTTGACTATACTCATTAGCTGTCCTTAATTCCATAGAGTTTGATTGTACCAGAATCTATGTTGCCAGAATCCATTTTAAACTGTACAGCATCAACAGCCGATGTAGTATTTCCGTAACCAGCGACACGAACATTAGAAGTATAAATGTTTGAGTGCGAATGATTTACAGTTGACATAAAATGTTTAACAAAAGTAGTAGATGATGGATTGAATATAAACATTGAACCTGATAAAGAGCTATCTGCATCATCAGATTTAAGTTCTAAACCTAATTTTTGAAAATTAGTTGACTGTGCTAAATCATTAGAACTATCATAACCAAGTGTAGCACCACTTCCATTTTCATCATGGTAAGCATAAAAAAATGTAGATGTTTTTGTGACATTATAATTTGAACCAGTGTCTACACTAAAATTAAAAGAAAAAAATTTTAAATTTGTTTGTGAATGAATATTAATAAACTTAAACATATAAACTGGATATGTGTTATCAAATACCACATCAGAACTTCCATCTACAAAAGACAGTGTAGAACTAGAACTAGCTGTCAAAGTTTTAATTAGTGTCATTGCACCAGCAGGGAAACCAGCAGCACTTGTTACACTACTTAAACTATTATTGTTATACTTAACTAACGCCATATAATTTTATTGTTCCTGAATCTATGTTGCCATTAGTAAATTTAAATCTTACCGCTGTAATTGCAGATGTAGTGTTTGCGTAACCAGCCACATAACCATTCATTGTATAATCATCATTATAATTAATATTTGAAGTACAGATAAAATGTTTAACAAATGTTGTGCTAGATGGTTCAAATAAATGAATTACTCCTGCTGCACAACTATCATTATCATTTCCTGTTTCAGTAGTTAATATAACAGCATCAGTTGACTGCGCTAAGTCTCCAGATGTGTAGTAACCAACTTGTCCATCATTACCATTTTCTCTATGGTATGCTCTAAAGTGTGCTGTTGTAAAATTTACTGCATTATAATTAGAGCCAGCATCTGTACTAACATCCATTCTAAACCATTGATTATCTGTTGCTGGATGTATGTCCATAAAATGAAATTGATATTCTTTATAGGTAGAATCTATCCCTGAGGTAAAAGATATTGTAGATGAACTACTAGCAGTTTGAGTAGAGATAAGATTTAATGATCCACCGCCAATACCACTGGGTAGACTCGTGATTGCTGACATAGAGTTGTTGTTGCACACATTAATTGACATATCATGCTCCCATCAATGCTTTTATCTCATCATCATCTAAACCTAAATCTTTTAATTTTTGTTTGCCTGATATTTTTTTGTTTTTTTTTTCTTCTTCTGCATCTTTTAATTCTTGAATTTTTGCTTTTACCTCTGCCTCGCTTGGCATAGTTGCTGTTTCGTCATTTAATTTTATATATTTATATTGCATTCGATCTTTATTAGGAATTTTGTTTCCATCATCATCATGTGTTTTCCAACCATACCATTGAGGTATTTCTTTATTAAAAGTTAATAAAGCTAATTGTAAATAATCCATTTTATGTATCTCCCAATCTAATAAAAGAAATACAAGTTAAATTTTCATTTGTATCTCCAAGTAAATAAGAACCACTTTTTATACTATCACTGAGTAATCTACATTTATGAGTTGATGTATCTGTTACATCAAATATAAAAGTTGATGCGTTACCTCCCAACTCAGCACTAGAACCCTGATTTCCTTGTTGCGCTCTAGCTACAATAACATAATTAGAACCGTTATCTACTGTAGTTTCAAGATTTAGATTTGCAGTAGTATCGCTATTAACTATTCTTATAGTTGCATTAATAGTAATTAAATAAAATCCTGTACTTGGAAATGAAAATACTCCAGAACTTTCAGTGACTCCTGTACCTAAATTTCCAAAACCACCAGTATCAGGTCTTTCAAGATTTGCTGTAATTACTGCATCAACTCCAGAACTTGTATTTGCTGTTAATCTATACATATCAGCTACTGTAATTCCACCACCTTTAATTAATGAGTAATCAATTCTTTTTAATGTGCCAGCATCAGATACTAAAAATTCGTCTGTGTCTGCTGGTTCACTAGCAAGTGCTGTTTGACCAGAGATAATATCATCATTTAATTTAGCAGCTGTTACAGTATCATCTGAAGGTGTACCCAGGTCGAGCACATTACCTAAAATTTGAACGAAGTCTATAACATCGCCTGTCGCTAGATTACTAGCAAAGGTCATAGTAGAACCAGAGATAGTAAATGAACTACCTGGTTTTTGTAAAATACCATTTAAACTAACCAGCATATG